ACATTTTTCGATAAGCTTCTTTTTCAAATGGAATATTCATGTAAGCATCATCATTTGACATTCCTGACCACTTTCCTTTAAGCCAATAAAAACCATATAACAAATAAAAAGGAATGACCCAGAGTTCACGTTGTTGTTCTATGTGAATACATTCATGTCTTATTGTGGTTTCACTCATTTCATCACGCGAGATTATAAAAGGAAAAAGTGTAATTGCGCTAATGCTGATAAATAGCGACAAATAGACTGGTATTTTACTATTTTGAATGATGATCGGTTTCATGTTACCTCCTTTGTGAACTTTTGGTTCTTAAATAATATTTATAATTGCACAAAACATTTAATAGGAGAAATTGTTATGGCATTATCAAAAAATTCAACAGCAACAGCAACATCAACAGCAAAAGCTAAAGTTGTTGATCACAGTAAAGAAATTAAAGCTTTGGAAGATAAAGTTGCTGAGCTATCAAAATTACTTAAAGACGCGTCTGATAAAATTAAAGCACTGGAAGAATTATCAAAAAAACCAGTCAGTTTAGTTGATCATGATCTTCGTAAAAAATTAGCATTATGGAATCCTAAACTAGGACAGCGTCTTTAATCAGCTTTAAAATGAACAGCTATAAAAATATAATAAAGAATTTTAATATAGTTTATTTTATTATATTTTTTGCTGTTTGTTTTATGTATTTTGACATATACAAAAATGATTTTAAACAAAAAATAAATAAACTAAATGAACTTATTAAGAAAACTTATCAGAGAATCAATCAGAAAGATAATACTAGAGACTACTGAACATGATAGTCTGCTAGCAGCATTGCCTAATCTGTCTTTAAGATATCAAGAAACTGTAGATGGTGGCAATGAAGATATCACAATACTTGATCTTTTTAACGGGCAAGATTTAATTGCATCAGCGACCTTGACCAAGCTGACCGGTCAACTACAAGGACACCCATTGAGATCATTAGACCCTAACGTAGAGCAAAGACTTAAAGGAATGAGTGATGAAGAATACGGCGATGCAGTTGGCGAAGACGAATATGGAGAAATAAGATATTGGCATGATGCTAAATGTATACCAAATACATATTCAGTTAGCTCAGTCTATACTGACCGGTCAAGTCAAAATAGAGGAATTGGCGACTTGATGTTTGACCTGATCTTTTATTATTGTGAAGTTATAGCTCCTTTGGCCCCTGCTGGGATAACAACAGATTTTGAAGGTGGCAATACAGCAGTTATTAATAACGTTATTAACTCTAAAATTAATGATCCGGCTAATCAAGGCGTATACTACAAACAGGTAACTAAAGGCGGAAATGATGAAATGGATTTTTTTGGAATAACTCCAGATAGGGATGATGATTGCTATTCAGAGTTATATCACGAGGAAGGTGTTCTTGATGACGTCTTTTTTAACGGTCTTACACCGGCGCAAGCTGCTGCTACAGCAAAAAATCCGTTTGGTACTACTAGCTCTTGGCGCAAAAGAGGAATTCAGTCAATGGCAGAGGTGTGGAATATGCTTACTTCTAGAGATCCTAACGTTGATGATGATCTACACTTAGGTAGTAAAAGAAGGTCAGGTTTTATTAAGGCATATGATCAATCACCAACCCCAGAAGAAATTGAAGCTTATAATCGTGCAAAAGCAGGAAGAAGAAAATGAGAATGACGCTAGGAAGACTTAAGTATTTAATAAGAGAGGTTGCTAAAAAAGCAGAAAAATACAAAAAAGTCAAAGGAGGACGTCAAAAAGCAGTCAAAGCAGCTAAATATGGTGACCCGAAAAAAAGAAAAGACTTAAAAGAATTTTTAGAAGATAAGTTCGGAAAAGTTAAATATTGTAAAACTTGCGCTGCTTATGATGTGTCTAAAGCTGCAGTTGAAGCAGGTGCAACAAAAAAAGATAAATCGATAGCTTTTTGTCATGCGTTTGGTTTTTCTTGCAAAGCAACAAATAGTTGCACAGGTTATACAGAAGGCGGTCCTAAAAAATAAATTAAAAGTATTTGTTGAGTTTTTAGCATAATTATAAATAATAATATGAGGTAAAAGCGTGGCAAATTTTGAAAATACATCTAGTCCAACCCCTTTTGGTATATACGATAGCGAAACAGATTTTATTTCAGACGCTGATAATATCGTTACCTTTGTTAAACGCAAACTAGGGGATGATATTCTCTCTGTAGAACTTACCAAAAAACAAATTTGGGGTAACTTTGAAGAAGCAACGTTAGAATATAGTTCAATAATTAATCAGTATCAAGCAAAATCTCAACTTGTTAATTTTTTAGGATATACCACAGGAAGTATGTCCGGTAGTGAAGAAAAATATATTAGAGAAAACTTAGAATTTCTTACTAGGTTTGCTGAACCATATGCTATGGAAGCAGGTATTGGTGGGTCTTATAATTCCTTTTCAGGATCGATTGACCTAGAAATAGGACGACAAGATTATAATCTTTATACAGAACTAAGCGGGTCTAGCGGTGGCCTTTTTGATAATACAAAAGGAAAACTTAAGATTGAAGAAGTTTTTCACTATAATCCGCAAGCTGCCTATAGATTCTTTGACACTACGTCTGCAATTAACTATTTAAACAATGAATTTAGTTTTGAATCTTTTACACCTGAAACAGTTTTTTATATTTTACCTGTTTATGAGGACATTCTTAGAGGAGGTCAATTAGATCTTTCTAATAGAGTTCGCAGATCTAATTTTTCTTATAAGATAACAGGTACTAACTTTAGAGTATTTCCAATTCCTACAAAAGCTCAAAAGCTATTTTTTAGAGTTAGACAATATCCTGATCCGACGTCCCCTTCTTATCGTGATGATACAATTCATGGTGTTTCCAATATGAGTAATCTACCTTTTGGAAATGTTAAATACAATAGAGTAAATAGTATAGGACGTCAGTGGATCAGAAGTTATACTCTAGCAATTTCAATGGAGCAATTAGGTTATATTAGGGGCAAGTTTGGAAGTATCCCTGTACCTAATTCTGATGTTACTCTAAACAGCTCTGATATGATACAAAACGGTAGAGCTGATAGGGATGCCTTAAAAGAAAAACTAAGAGAAATGTTGGATAGTATGACATATGATAAATTAATGGAGGTCCAGTCAGCTAGATCTGAACAAATTCAAAAACAGTTAAAATATATTCCAGTCCCTAACGGGAAAGCAATTTTTTACGGATGAGGGGGTAGTTAATGGCTAGACTTTTTATAACACCTAGAGAGATGAACTTTATAAATGATATTGCTAAAGAAGTAATTAAAGATGTCATAGGGCAAAAAATATATCTTTTTCAAATATCAGAAATTAAATCAAAAGTTCATGACATTTATGAAGAAAGCCCTGATAAAGTTTTTGAATCGCCTATTGAGATTGATTGCCTGGTTAAATATAATGAGCAAGAAATCACAACAAATAGGTTTGGATCAGAAGAATATTATACTATAGAAGCATATATTCAATCACGTGATTTATTAGACAAAGGAATAGAAATTTTGGAAGGAGACTTTTTTTCGTACGGTAATACATTTTTTGAAGTTATTAAAGCACCAATAACGCAAACCATCTTTGGCCAAATTGAGCATAAACGTTTTGTTACGATATCTGGAAGACAGGCAAGAAAAGATCAATTCTTGACAAGAGTATTTGGTCCTACATCAGAAGAATATTTAGATTCTGATGCCATACAAGAAACTTTTGTGCAACAACGAGGCTTTAAAACAAACAATTTAGGTAAAACAGAAGATGTAAGAGACTTGCAAAAGAACGGTGTGTTAGAAAAACCAATCTCCGGTCCAAAAGAAGTTTCAGGCAAAGGAGACTCAACAAATGTAGGGTCGTCTTTTTATGATGAGTAAAAATAATGTCAATTAGAAAACCGCCAGAAAAAAAATTAATAATTAAAAAATTTGAAGGTGATAATGTTCCGGATAATTTTGATTTTCCCAGCATTGGTATCGAAGATATAGATAGAGCTCTTTTTAAATTATTTGATGAGCAATTATCTTTCGAGACTACAGCAAAAGGTGTAACTAAAAAAGTTCCTGTAATTTTTGCCACCGGAGAAAGATTTGCGCTAACAAGAAGAAAAACACCAATTAGAGATAGAAACAACACTAATATTTTACCACTCATAAGTATTCAAAGACAAAATTTTGATATAAGCCCAAGTCAATCCGGAAAAGGAACAGCTATTTCCTTTAGAGCACAGCCAAATTACACAATAAAATATAGATTAGCTGAAAAAGACAGAGTTTATCAAAACTTGATTAATAAACAAAACATTAAAAATCAAAATAATGTAGCTTCTAATAGCAATTTTCAATTGCCTGCATCTGGATTAAATGCCATTGAAGGCACAATTGCAACAAGAAGAGATACAAATAATTTAAAATTCTCAAAAAACGCTAAGATTAATTTAAACGCTAATATTGGTTCTAATATTTTTGAAATAATTAATGTTCCTTATCCTTATTTTGTTTCTGTCACTTATAATGTTACTTTTTGGGCTCAATATATGCAACAAGGTAATCAAATGATAGAATATTTACTAAATAATATAGATGTACCTGGAGGTGAATTTGCAATCAAAACTGAATCTGGTTATGAATTAGTTGCTTTTATTGGTGATAATATAAATTTTGAAAATAATTTCGATTCAATGACTGACTCTGAAAGAATAATTAAATATAGTTTTGATATGACAATTCCCGGGTATTTGTTAAATCCTAAATTAGAAGGGCAACCTAATCAAATTAGAAGCTTTTATTCTGCGCCAATTATAGATTTTACTTATTATGATACAAATTCACCAAAGACACAAGATTATCAACAAGAAACCAAAGAAGAAAAAATACAAAGGCATGTTTTAACTGATGTTACCAATGTCGACAATCTTAAATTACAAAGAGGCGAAACTTCAGAAGCAACTGAGGTTTATGTCCAAAATCCATTTTCATCCGACGGGAGGACAGAATTTTTAAAAATTAAAAATACTAATTCTAGATCAGGAGAATCTGTTATATCTAAAAGAATTCTTAAAGAAATTGATAAACAATTCGAATAATTAGAAAAGATAATTAAAATACTATAGAATACTTATAAATGCAATTAGGAGAAATTGATGGCAGAGCAAACATTTAGATCTCCGGGTTTTTTCGAAAGAGAGGTAGATTTAACTCAGAGAACAATTGAAATTGAAGGTGTACCTGCTGGTGTAATTGGTACAGCAAATTTAGGTCCGGCTTTTGTTCCTGTCACTTTAGGATCATTTGTTGATTTTGAAAGAAAGTTTGGAACACTTAAAAAAGATTTTTATGGACCATTCGCGGTTAGGGAATGGCTTAAAAGTAGAACAGCAGTAACATATGTTAGAGTTTTAGGAGCTGGTGCTGCAACTGAAAGTTCTCATATTGAAACTACACTAAGTCAAGGTACAGTTAGGAACGCTGGATTTGTTATAAAAGGAACGCCGGCATCTTCACAATCGCCAGACCCAGTAACAAATGAAAATAGACATGCAGGATCTGTACAGTTTATTGTTGCTTCTCACGATGTCAACGAGCACGAAAATGAAGGATATCCTTTGTTTACAGATAGTGACTCTTTTAACACAGCTACATCGATTAGACTAGTAAGGGCAATGATATTTACAGCCACGGGTTCAAGACTTCAAATATTAGATCATGATAGCTTTTATTCGGGTGGAACTGCTGATGATTTGGCAAAAATTAAAAATTACTCTGGTAACGCTGATGACGGTATTTTTAAGCTAGTCTTATCCAGCGCACTAGGTAGTGCTTACGGCAATGATGAAACTAATCCAGGTGTAAAAATATACACAGCATCATTAAATCCAAACAGTAAATTTTACATAGGAAAGTTTCTAAATACAAATCCAGATTTATTTCACGAAAAACAGCATTTATTATATGCTGACTTTCCTGTCGAGGATGAATTAGCTCGTGTTACATATAATGGATCTAAAGGAACAGTTGGAATAGCATCTGGAAGTGCAGCGACAAATGGAGCTAGCTCTGTAGTTTATAGAGATCTCTTTGGGCGATTTGATACAAGATATACAAATGCAAAGTCTACTTCATTTATAAGTCAGCCTTTCGGTACAAAAGAATATGATTTATTTCATTTTGAAAGTTTGGATGACGGTGATGTAAGTAATAGAAGAGTAAAGATATCAATTGCCAATCTACGTAGATCAACAAATCCAA